CCGAAAACGGACTACAAGACTATAATATTAATAATAATAATATTAATAATACTATAAAGAAAGATGCTAAAGCATCTAAAGAAAATCCGGACGGATTTTCACAAGCCGATTTTTCAAACGAAGAAAAAACAGTTAAAGCAAGTATTGTTTATGGGTTTACCCCGGAATTGTTGGACGTCAGAAAACAAGTAATTGATAAAGTTGATAATTACTTTGCAAAACTTGTATTCCCATTTGATAGCGATGAATTTAAACGGAACTTTTATATTTTGATGTGTCAACCGAAATGGAGAACGTCGCAAAAGAGTTTTTCAGCGATACAAGCAAACTTAAATGGTTTGAGTAAATACCCGGAAGAATTTGCGCTGATTCTGATAAAAGAAAGCATTTCAAAAGGTTGGGCGGCGTTAGAATATGATTCAACCCCCGAAAAATACGAAAAATGGGAAAAAATGAAACGTTCCGTAAAGACAGAGCAGCAAAGCAGCAAAGAAATTGCGGATATGATGAAGTATTTAAACAATGATTTTGATTGATATGGGAGCAATTGAAAAAAAAGAAAATACGGCGTTAGAAATATATAATACCAAGCCCGGAACAAAAGCCATTGAAGTACGCCGTAGAATGGTGCAATTGCCGGAGGTTGCCAAAGCATTAAACCCAGTTGAAAAATATGTTTTCGCAGCGTCAACAAAAACACCAATTGCGGAAATTGACGATGCAAAATTAGTTGAAAATCTTTCGTTACTGTTTAAGCGTATAGCAATAGACGTTAGTTATATAATACCACAGAATGAAAATGATTGGAATTATATACAATCCCGGTTGTTGGATATTCTGAAACGTTATTACTCAGATATGACGTTGGCTGATATTAAGATGGCTTTTGAATTGGCGACGACCGGAGAGTTAGACGAATATTTGCCGAAAGATAAACAAGGGAATCCGGACAAAAACCATTATCAACAGTTCAACGCCGATTACTTTGCAAAGATTCTGAAATCATACAAGCAAAAGCAGACAGATGTAATTGACAAAGCATACAAAGCTATACCGGAAAAAAACAATGAAATTTCGCCGGAGCAAATCCGGAGATTTGAGATACAAAGACAATGGCGGAACCGTTATATTTTCCTTTGCTACAAATACACCGGGAAATTAATATTGGGGCTAACTGATGATATGTTTTTGTATGAATGGTTGCAAAAATGCGGGTTGGCTGATGATGTACAAGTTAAAGAGGACGACCGCAAAGAAGCGTTTGCCCGGTATATGCAGCGTGTAGCCCGTGGAATGATAAACCAATATACAGCGTTTCAAGTTCGCCGAAAAGGAACCGAAAGCCCGGAAATTGATTTTACGGCGTTTGAGGTTGCCCGGAAAAAGGAGATTATAAAAGCATTTGACCGGATGATTTCCGAGGAAATGCAAGTTGATAACTACATGAAGTTTTAAATATGGAACTATTTATTGTTTGCTTTATAATTGGCGTAATAGGTTATTTTACAAAAGCGGGAGGATATAAAGATGAAAATTGAAAAATGTGGAAACATAACATTAATAAACGGGGATTGCATGGAGTTTATGCAATCCCAAAGTGATAAATCTTTTGATTTGGCAATTGTTGACCCGCCATACGGAATTGATTACGCTGCAAAACCTGCAAGGTCAAAGCATGAAAAAAAGAATTGGGATAATGATATACCAAATGATATTTATTTTGACGAACTTTTCAGAATTTCTAATAAATGTATAATATGGGGTGGAAATTATTATAAATTGCCTCCATGCCAATGTTTTATATTTTGGTACAAACAAAATCCGGTTCCTAACTTTTCAGATGGTGAGTTTGCGTGGACTAATTTTAATTGCCCTGCAAAATGTTTTGATTATAGATATTATGGAAATTTACAAGGTAAAAGTTCAGTCAAAGAAAAAAAGATACACCCCACACAAAAACCAATAATATTATATGAATGGCTATTACAAAATTTTGCAGAACCCGGTCAAAGGATATTGGACACGCACGGCGGAAGTATGAGCCATGCAATAGCCGCACATAAATTGGGCTTTGATTTAACTATAATCGAAAAAGACCCGGTTTATTATGAACAAGCAAAGAAAAGATTAATTGAGTTTCAAAGACAGCAAGTTTTATTTTAATTATGAAAATTATAACATCTATTTCAAATAATATAAAAGGGATATCAAAGAAAGCGGGAGGTTATATATGGAAAAAAATATAAGAATTTCAGCAGTAGTGGGAATTGACCCGGGAAGCAATGGCGGTATTGTAACATGGCGACCAAACCACAATATAACCGCCATAAAAATGCCGGAGGATATAAACGACATAAGAGATTATTTGAATCATTTGAAAACAATATGTTCGCCAATTGTTTTTCTTGAAAAACTAAGTGTGCGCCCGGATGATATAACGCCGGGTGCCGATGGCGTCAATATGGGAAAGTTGTACCGAATACAAAAGATGATGGCAAACTTTGAGCAGTTGAAAGCAATCATTTCAGTTTGCGACATTCCGTTTGTTATGGCGCATCCTATGAAATGGCAAAACGAATTGAAGTTGCGGGCAAAGATAAGCCGGAAAAAGGAGGAAAAGAGCGAGCGAAAACGCAGATACAAAGAGATTGCCGGGAATTTGTACCCGGAATTGAAACCGACATTGTGGAACGCCGACGCCACGTTGATAATGCACTTTGGACGATACATTTTGCGCAACAACCCCGGTTGGGTGCGTCAGAATTTACCAAGCAATATGCACGAACGTTTGTTTTAGCCACGTAGAGCGATTTTAATTCCAAAATGGATAAAATATACATGGAAGAAGAAAAAGCCCCGCAAATCGAAAATCCGGGAAAAATAACGTTGGAAGAGTTCGCCGAGTTAATTCGACAAATGCGACATAACCAACGCAGATATTTTGCCCAACGCAGACCGGAAATATTGGAAACGTGTAAACGTTTAGAAGGTGAAGTTGATGCAATTGTTGCTAAAATAACAGATAAACAAATGAGGCTGTTTTGATTTATGCCCGGAATGTATAACGTTCCGGGTTTATTGTTTTTTTTTTTTTGAAAATAAAAATAATTTTCTTTTGTAATTACGAATTATACGTTATCTTTGCAGCATGAAACCAAAAGAAATATACTTAAAAGAGTTTGATTGTATAGTTACAGAAAATTGTAAGGTTATACAATTTGGGAAAGAAAAGCGAGCGTTTAAGGCGGGCTATTATATGAACGTAAATTTAAAGATTGGAAATTCATACAAAAGTTTTCGATTACATAGGCTTATAGCATTAGCGTTTATTGAAAACCCGGAAAACAAAAAATATGTTGACCATATAGACGGTAATAAATTAAATAATAAAATAGAAAATTTGCGTTGGTGTACAGCAAATGAAAATATGAATTTTGGAAACTTTATAAAGAAAAAAAGAGAATATAAAGTTAAAAGAATTGACGCAAAAGGAAATGTTGAAATATTTAATGATGTATCAGATATATGTGTCAATAAATGGGAAAAATATGTTATACTACAATGTTGTAATGGAAAAAGAAAAACAGCATACGGGTATAAATGGGAATATGTAAAATAATATTAACCGCCGGGGGAAACCCCGGCACAAACCGAGAGCAAAAATGATAGTTAAGAAATTAGAATTGGTAAATTTCCAAGTAATTAAAGAGTTTAACGCAGATTTCGACGGTAACGTTTATTTCATTACCGGAGATAATGAGTTGGGAAAATCAACCGTATTAAAAGCAATTGGGGCTTTGTTGACCGGGAACCGTGACGCCGTATTGAAGAACGGAGAAAGCAAAGGTTTTGCAAAAATGATTGTCGGCGACGACGGCGAGGAATACGAGGTTGAATTGAAATTCACAAAAGCAAACCCACGTGGCACGTTATCAATTAAATCAAAGACAACCGGAATGAAAAGTGATAACGTTTCTATGTTGCAAAAGATTTTCGGTTATACAGATTTTGACGCCGTGGAATTTTCCCGTTGGTCGGAAACCGCCGAGGGACGCAGAAAGCAAATTGAGGTTGTAAAGTCTTTGTTGCCGGAAGAAGTAAGAACAAGGATTGCCGAAATTGATACAACCGTTGCCGGGCTTAAAACAGAACGTACCGGAGTAAACCGAGATTTGAAAACCTACAAATCAATATCAGATGCAGCCGGGCAGGGATTGACAACGCAGGATTTGAAAACGTATGCCAAACCAAAGGACATTACGGAACTGATGAAAGAACAGCAGGAAAACGCAAAGTTGGTTGAGAAAGCAAAGGGCGTGCGTTTACGTATGGAAGAAAGAAAGGGGAGATTGGCAGAGATTCCGGTACGTTTGGCAGCCGCCAAAGATTCATACAATAAAGCAATTGAGGCGGCAAAGAAAGCAATGGAAGAAGCCGAAAAGACATATAAACAAACCGTTTCGGTCGTTGAAGAAGAAAAGAAAGATTATGAGGGAAAAATAGCAAGTGCCGAAAAATGGTTAACAGATTATGAGGCTTTGAACCCGAATAATTTCGATACAGAAAAACAATTGAAAGAAGCCGAGGAACACAACAAAAAGGCTGCAAAGGTTGCCGATTATCTTTCAAAGAAAAAACAAGCAGACGACAAAAAAGCAGAAGCGGAAAAGATGGATTCAGAAATTGCGGAATTATCCGCCGAGCGTGAAAAACTTATTTCGTCGGCGAAATTACCGATTTCCGGGCTTTCGTTTAGTGATGATGGGTTAGTATTAAATGACGTCCCATTTGTCGCCGGAAAGGTTTCAGATTCGCAAATAATGGAGGTTGCCGCAAAACTGATTATTGCAAGTAACCCAACGGTTAAGGTATTCAGAATTGCGAGGGGCGAAAGTTTGGGACAAAAGAGATTGCAGGCAATTTTGGATTTGGCAAAAAAAGAGGGATTCCAAGGTTTTATTGAAAGTGTTGTAAGGGGACAGCAGGATTTAATTATTGAGGAATACACAGAAAACGAGTAATTAACCGGGGCGTCGGTTTCCCGGCGTCCCTTAAACAAAACAATATGGAAGTTAAAGAAATGACAATTTCGGACGTTTTGAAAACACCCGAATTTTATAATAATCTGAAGGTGGTTATTTCCGATTTGGAAAACATCCGGAGAAATGCAAGAATAAGCGCAAACGCCCCATTGAAACGGCACCCGATAGACCGATTGCAGGAAAAAGGAGTTTTTGAACCGGGACAAATGACCGTTCTTTATGCGTCGGCGATGGATAAAAAATTGCAGGGGTATTCAAGCAGCGAAAGGACGTTTATTTTGAATGTAGGCGGAGAGGCTTTTAATAAGACAATGAAACAATTTGTTGACCAAGAAAAGAAAGACAATGAGGAAAAGAGAGATAACAGCAACGGGAATGATTAATAATAACGGCGGTTTACAAATGTACATGGGGGAATTAAATCAATTCTTTGCAATGCACAAAGGTAGCCGCATAATCTCCCGTTTTATTGTAGCGTCGCCCGGTTCGTCAGAGGCTTTGAAAGGTTATTATTTCAATTACGTTGTACCAACGTTCCGGTCGGGTATATGGGAAGCCGGGGAGCGTCTGACAGAGGAGCAGACGGAACGCCGTTTGCGTGAGTTGTCCCCGGTTATGTATGAGCAAACGCCGGATATTAACACCGGAAAGTATGAAACCCGATTGCGGACAATTGCAGAGTTGAGCAATGCGGAATTAATAGAACATATCGAATTTTTAAAACAACTTGCAAGTGAAGAATATTATATATATATAGCAGACCCAAATGAAATTTGATTATGAAAAAAGTAACATTGAAAGACAGCAAAGGAAATGAGATAAACGACATTATGAAAGATGTTTTGACGTTCGATTGTGAAACAACCGGGTTGCCCCCAAAGGGCGCAAAATGGGACGTTGATTTTGCGGAATTTCCAAATATTGTGCAATTGGCATGGGCGGTAAACGAAAAGGAACGTTCCTACATTATTAAGCCGGAGGGATGGGAAATATCGGAAGCGTCAACAGAAGTTCACGGAATTACAGCAGAGAGAGCAAACGCCGAGGGCGTCCCATTTGCTGATATTATAGACGAATTTTTGGAGGATTGCGAAAAAGCCCGTTTGTTGGTAGGACACAACATTTACTTTGATACGTCAATTGTAAAAGCAATGATATTGCGAATTATGGGGCGTGAGTATTACGACGAAAAAGCCGAGGACGCATTGTTTAAGGGAAAACGAATTGATACCATGATGGAAACAATTAAATTTGTCGGCGCAATGTTTGCAAATGGACGCCCCGGAAAATTCCCGAAGTTGGAAGAACTTTATAATAAATGTTTCCCCGGCGAAACATTCCCGGCGCATGATGCGTTGGAGGACGTGAAAGCCTGCAAACGTTGTATTCCGGTTTTGGTGGAAAATGGTATTATAGAACTGAAACCAAAAGAATATCCGGCGGAACAATTGAAGTTTAACCCGGAACCGGAACCCGCAAAGACCAAAAAGGTAAAAAGGGAAGTTTTAGTTCACGACCCGAAACCGATATTTGCACCGGATGCAGAGCCGGAAAACAAGGTTGCAAAATTGTTAAATGAAACAGACTTTTAAATTATGAACGAAAAAAAAATGTGCATTGATTGCGTGGATTATCCGGTATGTTGTTTGTCCGGTCGTTGTGCTGATGATGAACCGTGCGAGTATTTCCAAGAAGAAACCGACCCGGAGGAACCGGGAAACAATAAAGATTAAAAATTATGAGCGAAAAAAAACAAAATGTTATGCCGATTCCTACAAAGGAAAAGTTTTCATTATCGAAAGTAAAGTTATTGAAAGATGGCGGGTTAGACGTACATTATGAAGTAACGGAAGTTGTCGGAAATGAGAGTTACACGAACAAATACCATGTATTGAGTGCAAAAGACATACACCCGGATTTGCGTCATTTGTTTAATGATTTGCGCCCGATTATGGGACGTGTATTCAACATAACGTCATTTAAAACCATGATGGCAACGCCGGAGTTTAAAGCAACAAAGAAACAAACAGATATTGCAGCCGAATTCGCGGAAGAATGTTTGGACAATATAGAGGTTAGGGGCGTTTCTTTGTCCGGGCAAGATGATAACGTAGGCGTCGTTTTAACCGGATTGTTTACCATATCAAACAATCAGAAAACAGCAATCAATACCCCACGAATGAAATATAACGTTGAAACGTTCGGTTTTGAGGAAGAGTTGGAAAACATTGTTTGCGATATTGAAAACGAGGTTTACGAATTTCTGTTTGAGGGCAAAAAGGCGCAAATGGATTTGTTCGGGGCTGATGGGGAACCAAACCCGTTAGTTTACGTAAATGATGCAGACAACGAAAATGAAAATGATATGTTCCCGGAAATGGCAGACCCGGCGGACGATACAGACAATATGTAATGGAGCCAATATTGTTGACCGAGCGTTGCGAATATGAATATTGTGTTGCACGTGGTTACGAGCCGTTATTGGATATTCGTAATTTTCGGTTAGATATACGGTTGCGTGTTGAGTTACAACGGGAATTGTTCGGGCATTGCGTTTTAGGACGTGGCGACATTCCCGTTGCCAACCAACGGTTTTTCCGGTGGGTTTGGGAGCATAAGCCGCACAGATGCGAGGAATGTTTAAAGCCGTTACGGAATTATTCCGCCGTTTATTCTTCGCATATATTGACCCGTGGAGCGTTTCCCGAAATGGCGCATGATGCAAGAAATATAAATATACTATGTTTTGAACATCATTCATGTTGGGAGAATGGCGACCGTGAGAAAATGCGAATATATCCGGGCAACGTCCGGATTATTGAATTGCTTAAAAACGAATACAGAAGTTTGAAATTATGAGAACGAAACAAAGAACACCCGATTACGGGGCAATTTCCCGCCGTTCAATCCAAAATGATTTTAAAAGGGTACAAAGGTACCCGGAAAGGGAGAAACGCCCGCAAATCGAAAATCCGCCCGAAATAAATGCAGAAAGACGGGTTTTGTTTGTTGGCGAAAATTCAAGTTATTACAAATTGCGTTCTTTCATTGTTGGTAAATTGGTTCGATTGGTTCAAAAATCAAGCGTCGGCGGTTGGGTATGTGAGTTCGTACACGACGACGACCGAAAAGCGATAAACCATGCCGCCGGATGGTCGGACAATAAGAAACAATATTTGTTGGATTGCGTAAAATTCAAGTGACATGAAAATAAAATCAGAAACCGGATATAAAATTGCGTTATACACGTTCGTGACGTTAACGGTTGCGTCTTATATGTGGGCGTTGTATAGTATCATTGTTTGGATAATTAAAACGTTTTTTGTATGAGTGTAAACAAGGTTATTTTGATGGGGCATACCGGAAAAGACCCCGACGTTAAAACGTTTGATAATGGCGGAGTTGTCGCACAATTCCCGTTGGCAACAACCAAAAGAGGATTCACGTCAAAAGACGGCAGAGAGATTCCGGAACGTACAGAGTGGCACAACATTGTATTGTTAAATGGTTTGGCAAAGATAGCCGGGCAGTACGTTAAAAAGGGCTATAAATTATACATTGAGGGGGAATTGAGAACCCGCAGTTATGAGGACAACAACGGCGTAAAAAGATACGTTACGGAAGTTTACGGGTGTAATATGGAGATGTTGTCGCCAAAGAAAGACGGACAAACAACGCAGCAGGGAGGCGCACCAACACCGCCGCCGCCAATTTCCGACCAAGACAAAGATGATTTGCCATTTTGAGAATGAGGAACGAAATTAAAATTCAAATCCCGGAGGGTTCCCGGCTGATTGGGACACGGACAAAGGGGCGAACGGTTATTGTTTCTTTTGAATACAATAAGGAGGACGCAGCCGTTCCGGAGCCGGAACCGATACGACCAATTGGTTTTGCCCATTACAAGGAACCCGCCGGGAAAGATAAAAAATAAAGTTATGCAGTTTAATAGCAAAGAATATGACCCCGAAAAACACGACCGTTGGCGTGCGTTGACCGTCAAACAGCCATACGCAAATGATTTGGTAACGGCGGCATACAAAGACGAAAACGGCGTTGTTTACGGGCGAAAATCAATTGAAGTTAGAAGCAAAAAAACGTCATACCGTGGCGACGTTCTTATTTGTTCGTCGGCAAAACCGGTTTATCCCGGAATGGAAAGCGGCGTTACTTTGGGATTGGTTGAGTTGTACGACGTGAAGCCGATAAAAGAGTTTACGCCGGAGGATTGGGAAAACACCCGGATTCCAAAGGAAAAGAGGGCAAAAATAACAAAGGGTTTCGGATGGATGATGCGCAACCCAAGACGTGTTGTTGAAATGCCAATTAAGGGGCAATTGGGTATCTATAATCTCGTATATACCAAGGGCGAAATAATACAATACCCCCGGAAAATGGTAATTGACAAAAAGAGTTGGGAACAGATAAAAAAACAGATAGAGAAATGAAAACAATCGGATTCCATATTGGACGTATCGGGTTTTATTTGTATCTGCAAAGTTTGTGGAAGTATAAGCAATTTTATTTGACGCCCGGAGTTATGGTTGAGGGCGTAAAAGGACATGACGTTTATTTAGATATTGAAATTAAATTGCTTTGTTTTTCCGTTGGTTTCCGGCTGATATGGATAAAAACCAAAAGAAATTATTAACTTTGTAATGTAAAATACTAAAAACGTGAGCGATGAAAGAGATAACAAAAATATTGCCATTAAATGAGGCGGCAAAGTTTCAAAAATCCGCAGGCAAATATGATTGCACAATTACGGAATTGGCGGTAATGGGAGCAGGGAAAGCTAGAATTTCAATTTCCGGAACAGAGGAAAATTTGGATTTGTTGGTTAGTTCGATAGAAAATGAGAATAAAGAAACCACATCCGTTTGAACCCGGGCGTGAATATAACCCCGGCGAACGTGCAGTTTACCAGGGTATGGTAATAATTGCGGAAAGATGGGTTAAACCGTCTGATAAACTGATTGAAAAGGTTGGCAAATTTGTATGTTTGAGTAGATGCGCATGTTGCGTTATCCATAAAGACGATTGTCCGGCGGTTGGGCTTAAATGTTACAGAACAAGCCGGAGCGATAACAAAGTAATATATTTCAGAAAATTGTATAACATAACAGAAAAAAAGCGATGAAAAAGATATTTCAATTAATAGTATCAATCCCGCACGATAAATTATTGCATATTATAGCGGGAATGATTGTTGTAATGTTGGTTTTGCGTTTGGTTTCATTTATCGGGATTCCGGGAATGATTGCACGTATTATCGCATTGATAGCAGTAATTTTAACCGGGGTATTGCGTGAGGTTTACAACAAAAAACACGGAGGCGTATTTGATAAAAAAGATTTGTACGCCACAATTTCCGGAGGACTGATTGTTTTATTATTAACCGTTTATTGATTAGATATGAGTGAATTATATATACCGCCTGAGCGGCCTGAGAGGAATCTTGTTAATGGCCAGTTTTTAAATGGTTGTACTCCACATAATAAAGGGAAGAGAATGACCTATCATTCAAAACGTTCCAAGGCCAGAAGTATAAAAAATCTGTCTAAAGGTCGTGGAGCGCATCATAAAACTGGTGCAGGTATGAATAAGAAATCTGTTGTCGTTATTAAAGACAGGAAGTTGATAGGTGTATATGCTTCTGTCAATGAGGCTGGTGCAAAATTATGTATTACTCCATCTCACATAAGTGATGTTTGTTTAAAAAAGAAAGGTCATAAAACGGTGAGAGGCTATAGAGTGTATTTTGAGAACGATAATGCATGGTTAACAGAAATTGATTATTAATATGACAAAAGAAGAAGCATTTAAAATATTTCATATAGAAGATTTAAGAGACCTTCCTGATGCAGTAATGCGTATTCTTGACGGTTCTGTAGAATTACGCAATAAAATCTATAACGAATTGATCCGTATGAATGATTACGATATGTCTTATGATTGGTTTCAGGCTTTGTATGAGAATGAATTGTCAGAGCGGAAGCAGAAGAAACAGGATTTCACACCAAACTCCCTTGGAATCCTTTGTTCTAAATTAACCAGCCAGGCTGGTTCGATACATGAGCCTACAGCCGGAAATGGTTCTATGATAATCGCTGATTGGTGGCAGCGGTGCCACAACAAGATTCCTTGGGAGCACTTTCCATCGCAGAATATGGTGACATGTTGGGAGTTGTCTGCACGCTCAATACCTATTTTGCTCCTTAATTTATCAATTCGCGGGATTATGGGATATGTTTACCATGGTGACGTTTTGGAAAAATCCATAAAAATGAAGTATATTCTTCTAAACCAAAAAGATGATACTTTAGGTTTTAGCGACATAATAAAAGATGCGGAAAATAAGTTAACAATAAAAAAAGAAATACATTATGACGATTCAAGAGATATATGATAGGTGGCTTCCTGTGAAACGCAAGTTGGTAAAGGAAAGCACATGCTCCGCTTATGTCTTTCAGTTCACTAAAAGAATACTTCCTATATATGGAGATAAAGAACCGGAATATGTCACTAATGACGAAATGCAGAGATTCATGCTTTCCTTAATTGAAGAAGGATTATCCGTGAAAACGGCTAAAGATATATTCATATCTTTCAAAATGCTTCTGTATTATGCTATGGAACGATTCGAGGTAAAGTATGTAAAGTACCGTGTTCAATTCCCTACCGCTAATATGGAAGGTTCTAAAGAACTTGAAGTATATACAGAGGTTGAACAAAGAAAAATCATTTCATTTATAATGAGCAATCCTAAACCTAAACGTTTAGGAATTCTAATCGGGTTATGCACAGGTATGCGAATTGGTGAAATTTGCGGTCTTCGTTGGGGAGATATAGACGTTAATAACAAATGCATTCATGTGGCTCATACGATTGAACGAATCTTGGATATTGACACAAAGAAGAGTAAAGTAATAGAATCGACTCCTAAAACCATAGAAAGCCGCCGTGACATACCCATAGGGCGTGATTTACTTGGCATCTTGAAAAAATTCAAGGCTTGCTATAATGATAGTTTTTACGTTATAACAGGAGATGAGAAGTTTTGTGAGCCAAGGGTTTACCGAAACTATTACAGGCATCTCGTTTTGAATGAAGTTGGATTGGACAGGTGTATTAAGTTCCACGGTCTAAGGCATTCATTCGCCACACGCATGATTGCATCTAAAGCCGATATGAAGACAACGAGTCGTATCTTAGGACATTCAGATGTATCTACGACTATGAATCTATATGTTCATCCATCAATGGATGATAAACTGGAAGCGATAAACAAGTCCATGAAAAACTTATTCAAATAACTCAAAACAAATTAGATATGGAAAAAAGAAGTTTTATTCCGTTTGATGCGGAAACGTTTTTGATGATTGAAAATGTAACGGGAACAGAACCGGAAGTTACAGAGAAAGAAAATTACTTTGAACTTAAAATGTACGCCCCGGACAAAGAGGAAAGAATAATTGAAGCCGCAATATATGCAGTTCAAGGCAGATACGGAAAAAGAATAAAAGGCGTAAAGACGATTAAAGAACAAAACCTTTTGCGTGGTGCAATATTCTTTGTTGAATACGAAAAAGGGGCGGAAAATTTGCCAAATGAGTTGCGCACAAATTTAGGTATGCCGGATGAAACCGCCGGGGATATTTATTGCCGCCGATTGTTAGAAATTCGTGCATTACCCGTAAAGCGTGATAATTTGGACGACCTGTTGAGATTTACCGGAGGCGGAACCATGACGATACCGAGAACCCCAAACGGGCGGGCGTTTTATTCGTTCACGGACAGCAACGGCATTTTCATTGACGCCCCGGAAACGTACTACATTGTCCGGGAGCCGGACGGACGATTGGCAATCCTTCCGGAAAGAGAGTTTAACCGGGAGTTTGAGCCGAAAGGCGTAAGCGTACCGAAAGAACCCGGCGATAAGGGATGCGGGAATTGCGCCAACTTTACAAACGAGGATGTCAACGGGAACGGTTATTGCGAGGCGTTCAAATGCGAACAATCGTGCGGCGTTATGCCGTGCCAAGAGTACAAACCTAAAAATCAATAAAGCGATGAACAAAAGAGAAAAATTTTTGAAAGAGATTGCCGAGGTTATCAACCGTAATTCTTTGGAGGCGCATTTTAACGATACCCCGGATTACATATTGGCGAAAGTCGCAGTTGAAGCAATGGAGAATTTCGCCGAAGCGTCCGCACGGAGGGACAATTGGCACGGGTTCAAAGAAGCCGATAAGCCGGGCGAGGTTGTGCGGAATGAGGATTGCGACAATTGCCCGGTTCGGGGGATTTGCCCGGAGCATAAGAAGCCGGAGGCGTTCGACGTCCCAAAGGAGGTGCGAGCAATGGCGGAATTTTTCGGCAAGATGTTCCCCGGTTCCAAAGTAGAAATACACCGGGTCGAAATGCCGAAAAGGAACCCACGGGATAAACGCCGGGCAAAGAACAAAAGGAAAGGGGGCAACAATGGGAAAAAGTAATTGCCCCGGACAATCGAAGCCCGAAAAGATATGCGGAACGTGTCGATATTTTAACCCGGAATTTCCGGTAAATGGAAAGCCCGCCCCGGTATGTTTGGCAATAAAAGAAATGAAAGGGGGAACGGAATACAGCAACCCCCGTGGAACGCAACATTATTTTCGTTGCTCAAATGGGAGGTACGAAATAGGCATAAGCAATTAGGCAATCAGCCCCGGAAACAAAGCCGGGGTTTTGCCGTTTATATGTGAGAGAGAACAAACGGTTGGCAATGTACCGGAAAAGCCGTAAATTTGCCCCGTGGTTAAAAGATAACCGCCGAGATATAGAAAGTATTGGTTAAGACAATAAAGCCTCTTAAAATGGAAATTCCGTGCAAATAACTTGCAAAGGGTAAGCAACGTTTTAAGGAGGTAAACAGGGGAAAGGATAAAGCCCGGAACGAAAGAACAAAGGCAAAGGAGCCGATAAGGAACCAAGCCAAAGGACGAAAAGGCGTAAAAGGCAGATTTTGACCCCTGTTTGACATTAAAAAAGGTTAGACGATGGAAAAATTGAACAAAGGGCGAAAGCCCCCCGGATACAACAAACGTTCCGAGGAACAAAGGATTTACGATGTACGGTTTTGCGCCGACTTGTTTTTGCGTGGTTATTCGTATCGAGAAATTGCCGACGCATTGAACCGGGATTTGTCCGCCCGTGGCGTTGGTTATACAATTTCGTTTCAAATGGTTTATTACGATTTGCAACAATGCCTTATCGAATGGAAGCGGGAACGGTTGGAAACAATCGACGAATATGTTACGCAGGAATTGCGAAAGTTGGATAAAATGGAGGTTGAATTGTGGGAGGCGTGGGAACGTTCAAAGACCGGGAAATTGCGAGAGAAAAACAGACAGAACGCAAAGCCCCGTAAAGTGTTGGAGGATGGCGACAACCCGGAATATTACGGGTATGAGGAAACCACAACGGAAACGTCCGCCGGAAACCCCCGGTTTTTGGATTTGCTTTTGAATGTGCAGCAACGCCGGGCAAAGATGTTGGGATTTGATGCACCAATTAAAGTTGAGATTCCGGGAATAGAAAAAAGCATAAACGGCGATGCACCGCAATACGATGTATCAGCAATCCCGGAGGATTTATTGTTTGCGGTTGCTGATAAACTACAAACAGCAGAATATAAAAAACAATTAGCAGAGAAAGGAGTAATTGACGATGGCACGAACAACAAAGAATAATATCAAGAAAAAAGACGAACCGAAACCCGTACACACGTGCGGGAATTGTGGTTGGGGTAAATTCTATTATGAACATTCAAATTTGGATATGGACGGGAACCCAATTTGTTTAAAATGCCCGTTTGTCGAAAATCGCAGTATAATACGTTCGGAAAAAGCGTGCGACAAATGGAAAATGAAACAATAAATTGGTCATTTTTTAAGATTTCCGGTTTTTAAGTCAGAAAAAATACGGGGGTAAGACAAAAATATATGGTTTATTTTTAAGAATTAAACAAAATGGATAAAGAACAATTGCTTAAAATGTATGCAGCATTGAAAAACAACCCCGGCGAGATAGTAAAAGCGGCGGCACGCCATAGGCTGATAAACTTTGCCCGGTACATGCAACCGGATTTGGCTTTGGAACCGTTTCACGTCGTTTATTACACGTTATTGGATAAGTTCGCCCACGGGGAAATAAAAAAAATGATTGTGCAGATTCCGCCACAACATGGTAAAAGCGAGGGTTCAAGCCGCAAATTGCCCGCTTTTATGTTAGGTTTAGACCCGGACAAAAAAATTTGTATCGGTTCGTATGCGGCAACCATTGCGAGAGATTTTAACCGGGATGTCCAAAGAATAATTGACACACCAAGATACCGGGAATTGTTTCCGGAAACATATTTGAACGGTTCCAACGTAGTAACAATGGCTAATACGTATTTACGAAATTCCGACGTAATAGAAATGGTTGGGCGTAAGGGTTCATTGCGTGTTGTCGGCCGTGGCGGTTCGTTGACTTCAAAAACGGTTGATGTTTCTATTTTGGACGACGTTTATAAAGATTATGCCGAGGGCAACAGCCCGATTGTACGTAATGCAGCATGGAAATGGTACACGACCGTAGTACGTACCCGTTTGCATAATGATTCCCAAGAATTAATTGTGTTTACCCGTTGGCATGATGATGATTTGATTGGGCGCATAGAAAAAAGCGGGGAAACCGTAATTGATATTAAAAGTTGGGATGATGTAAAAGATATTCCGGCGGGCGCATGGGTACGAATAAATTTTGAGGGACTGAAAACCGGGGAACCAACAGAGATTGACCCACGGGAACCGGGGGCGGCGTTATGGGATAGACGACACAGCCGGGTAAAATTGGAGGGGCAAAGAGCGTTAGACCCCGTACAATTTCAATGCTTGTATCAAGGCAACCCCGGAAATGCAGAGGGCAAATTGTACCGGAACCCGTTCCGAACATACGTTGACAAATCCGAATGGGGGACGTATGTACGTAGCGGAAATTATACAGACGTTGCCGACGAGGGCGACGACTTTACATTTTCGGTATGTTATGACATTTACAAATCTGGTAATGAGGCATGGAACGAACAAAAGAAACGGTTTGAACCGATTCTGTATGCGCTAATTACTGACATGGTATTTACGCAGGAAAACACGGAAATAACAGCCGTTACCGTCCCGGAAATGATAAACAGATGCGGAACGCAAAAAGCATGGATTGAAAGTAACAACGGCGGTTCCGGATTTGAAAAGGTTATAAGAAAAAAACTAAAAGCAGTAACAGACCCATTTTATCAAGGGGCAAACAAGGAAAGCCGAATTATAACAAATTCAGCGATGGTAAATGCACAAATAATAATGCCGATTGGATGGGAACAGCGTTTTCCAAAGATACACGAACATTTGACCGGGTTTTTGCGTGATTTTCCTGCAAATGCCCATGACGACCCGGAGGACGGATTGACCGGAATATACGAAAAAGAGTTGGCGGACGGCGATACACGACCATACAGCCAAGCAACAAGGGGCGTTAAACGTCGTAACTAACAATTTATTCCATATACGCAAGAGTTTAACGGAAAAATATTATAACTTTGCAAAAGATAAATGGGGTAAAGAGTTAGCCCCGGAGATAGTAAAACGAGTTTTAAATATTAAAATTTTAGGATTATGATTTGTAAGTGTCCGGCGGGTACGGCTTTGCCCGATATTCCCGTAAGTAATTGCCCGGAAAGTTTTGGGCAGATTCAGAAAGTAGCATTTCAAAGATTGTACAAAAGCACCGGAGAAAAAAATTCATTTAAAACCGATGCAGGTATTGAAAAAAAAGCGTCGTGGACGCCGTTGTTGTCGGCTGACGATGATACAAAGATTGTTATTTCCCCATACATTCAAGCCCCGACAGCAGAAGCAGGCGCAGCAAGAACGTTTGGAGGTGGTAACGAAACATTGGGAGGCGTTGAGGAAATTGTGGGACGTGAGCCAACGCCATTTACCGGGGTTATGCGAAAGTTGCCACAGAAAATTATCAAGGCTTTGAAAGAATTGCAGTGCGAAAGTTGGGGCGACAATTTGGGCGTTTATCTGTTTGACGAAAACGGCGCAATTGGAGCAATTCAAGACGCAAAAACAGCAACAACCCATTATCCGATTCCAATACGTTCTTTGTTTATCGGCGATAAAACATTGGGCGGATATGAGGCACCGGATAGCAACAACATTCAATGGGCATTTTTGCCGAATTGGTCGGATGATTTGGCATTTATTGTTCCGGAGGATTTCAACCCGCTAACAGATTTAAAAGCGGCACCATAGCAATAAAGGGGTTGGTTATGGGAAAGACAACAAAAGTTTTATTGGTTTGTCCCCAACACAATATGAAACGAGAATTTGAGATAACGCACGCCGAACGTTTGTTGATGATGGGAAATAACGGCGGATGGCAGTTGCCGGAAAACTCAAATTTTGAATTTAGCAAAGATTATGGGATTAGGTATAAACGACATAAAAAAACAGATTACGGAGCAAAAGAAAGGGGCGACGATTAACCGTGCGATTGTACACCAACAGCGCATTAAGTTTCACGCCGAAACCTTTGTTGCGCCGTATATCAGTCAACCGTTAACGGATTTTCTGAATTTCGTTTCAAACCTTATACCCGACGATAAGTTTAAAATTTTCAAAACTCTTTTCCGTTACCCCGTTAAGACCAACGAGGTAACGGGAATTTGCTTTGATAAGTTGAGCCGAATTTTTGACGGTCGTAACCCGGCGTTCAATTATCAGTTTATGGAGAGCGGACAAAGGGACGATTGGGAGTATTATAGACAGAACGTTTTAAGGGAGCCGGAAATTTGGAGTTCTAAAGGGTGGGAATATTTCAAAACCGAAATTAACAGCGTTCTAATTGTGGATTTGCCAACGGAGCAAGACGCCGCCGATAAATACCCCCGTCCGTATTTCTATTGGTTGCCAATTGAGCAGGTAATAACGTTTGATGCAGACCCGGTAACGGGCGTTATGCGATGGATAATTTTCAAGCAGGACGACAAACGTATTGCAGTAATTGACGATGAGAGATACTGGGTATTTACGGAGAAAGACGGGAATATTGGCGATTTGCTGATTGACAGCCCCCACGATTTAGATTATACCCCCGCCCGTTTCTTTTGGAATGAGGCAATAAGTTTGAGGGAACCCGATGTTAAGGCGTCGCCATTGACCGAGCAGTTGGAAAGCATGGATTGGTATCTGTTTTATCATATATCAAAACGGCATTTGGATATGTACGGTTCATATCCTATTTATTCCGGCTATGAACAAAGTTGCGATTTCAGCAACGCAGAAAATGGCGATTATTGCGACGGCGGGTTTTTGAAAGACAAACAAGGACGTTACAAGTTAGACCAAGCCGGGATATTAGAGCGTTGCCCGAAATGTGGCGACAAACGAATTGCCGGGGTTGGTTCTTTTGTTGAAATACCCGTTCCCGATGGCGACAAACAACCGGATTTGCGCAACCCGGTTCAGATGTTGACCGTTGACCGTAATAGTTTGGATTATAATGTTGCCGAGGAAGAGCGATTGCGCAACAATATTATCACGTCTATTGTCGGAACGAATGAGGAAATAACAACACGGGACGCATTGAATGAACAACAGATAAAAGCAAATTTTGAGAGCCAAAGCACAATTTTAAACCGGGTAAAGAAAGGATTTGAGGCGGCGCAACAATTCGTTGATGAAACGGTTTGCCGATTGAGGTACGGCAATTTGTTTGTTTCTGCAAAAATCAATTTAGGCACGGAATTTTATATTTACGATGCAATGGAGTTGCGGGAACGTTACAAGTTAGCAAAGGAAGCCGGAGCAAGTGAGGCAGAATTGGACGCAATGCAAAACCAAATTATCGAAACGGAGTACCGGAACGACTCGACCCAATTACAACGTATGTTAGTGTTGGCAGAATTGGAGCCGTACCGACATTTAACCCGCGCCGAGGTATTAAATTTATATGGGCAACAGATAATTAGCGAACCGGAATTGCGTGTAAAACTGAATTTTGCTAATTTTGTTCGCAGATTTGAGCGAGAAAATACAAATATTTTGGAATTTGGAACGCAAATACCATTTTCCGAGAAAATAAAAGTAATAACTAATAAATTTTACGAGTATGCAAGTGAGAACAGAGGAGGGGCAAATTAAAGACGTCAATATTTTAGACGTTACCCCGGAAAATTTTATCGTACCAAAGGGCGAGGAAGATTGTTATCATTGCCGAATTGAGGTTAAGAAATTCAACCAAGACACGGGCGAAAGAATTTCAAAACCACGTATGCAGGTTTTCGGCAAAAAGTTCTTTGAATCTTTTGGGTTGCACAATTTGAGAAAGCAGGGTTTTACCGTTGATGTAATGCACGACCCGAACAAATGGTTGCAGGAAAACGAGGCTAAATTGGAGGCAGAAAAACAGAAGAAAGCCGAAGCCGGTGCAAAAGCCAAAGCAGAGGCAGAGAAAAAAGCAATGAAAGAAGCTATGAAAGCCGAAATTCTTGCAGAACTGAAAGCCGAGGGATTGTTGGCAACGGCGGCAAAGCCGGGAGGAAAATCAAAGGAAACACCGGAAGCAAAGCAGGATGCGCCGGAAACAAACAAATAAGTTAAACCAAAAAATTATAAAGATATGGCACAGATTGCACAGCAGGACAATTTGATTGTTACAAGTACGAAACCAATTGCGACGATAGACGAAGCCGCAAAAAAGAAATTGAAAGAATGTATTGAAGCCGGAACGATTAACGATGTTATTGTAGTAACACCGGAAACGGCAAAAGTAACAAACAAATCAAAGGTATTGGCATGGTCGAAAGACGTAACAACACCGCAGGCACCAACATATAATGTTGCGTTGGTAGATTGCAATACCGGAGCGTTGAGCGTATTTAGTTTGAGTTAATAATAAAAGGGTAATATTATGGCATTAACAAGAGAAATTTTGGTAGCGAATGCGGCTTTGTCCGGTTTGACTGACGAACAGATTAACGCAATTACAACGTTATCACAGAATGACGAAAATAGTGTAATAGCAAAGAAAACCGGGGAAATTTACGGCAATTTGGATGTGGATATTTTGGCAGCGTCCGGAGTTGAGAAAAACGAAACTGAAAAAACATACGATTACGCAAAACGTGTGTTGGGAGATTTTAAGACAAAAGCGGAAAGCGTTACCGGGTTGGAATCACAGATTGCAACATTGACAAAAGAGAAAACCCGTTTGGAAAAAGTAATTGCCGACGGTGGAGCAGATACAGAAACCGCAAAGCAATTAAAGCAGGCAAAAGCAGATTTGGCAAACGTTACAACTCAATATACAGAGTTGAACAAAAAGTTTGAGGCAGAAAAAGAAAACCACGCCAAAGAGTTGTTCGGCATTAAGATAGACAACGAATTGCAAACAGCGTCCGCAGGGCTTAAATTTAAGGCAGGTTTGCCGGAAAGTGTAACAAAGGTTATTTTGCAGCAGGCTAACGATAAAATCAAGGGAATGAACCCGGAATATATCGACGATGGCAAAGGCGGCAAAATTTTGGCGTTTAAGGACGAAACCGGGGCGATTATGAGAAACCCGAACAATCAGTTAAACCCATTTACGCCGGGCGAGTTGTTAACCCGTGAATTGGACGCAATGGGAATAATTGACAAAGGACGCCAACAGCCGGGAGGCGGAACAATCCCGCCGGGAGGTAGAGGCGCAGGCGGTAGCGTAGTAATTGACGTTGCAGGATGCAAAACACGTGTTGAAGCATACGACGCAATTAGTAACAATCTGATGGCGCAGGGAATGACCGCAGGTTCCAAAGAGTTTGAGGATGCAATGGCGCAAGCATGGAAAGACAACAATATTGCAGCATTGCCGGAGAGATAAAACAACCACGGGTAAAGGGTAAACCCGCATTAATAACAATTTAAAATAAAACATTATGAGTTTAATTGCAACAAGATTACAGAATTGGCGAGTTCAGAACCCGGAATTTGACCGCAATATGACCCGCCCGTGTGAGTATGGCGCATTAGATTTCTTTATTGAGCAAACCAACGCCGCAAATTCCATTATTAACCCAAAGTTGAGGGAAAGGGCGTTTGCCTCAATGGGTAATACCGTGCAAATCCCGGTTATCAATTACGATGGCGATGTTACCGTTGGCAACGTCCGTTCATGTGTAATTGAGGACGACGAAAATACGTCCACACTTTATACCGTTGTGTGGGCAACATACACAGTCGGTTTTACTATGGTCCCGGCGGCTTATACGAACAATGAAATTTCGTATGAACACGACTTTTACCGTAAAATGGAAAAATATACACGTGCGTTGGCTGATGCGTTAGACAAAGGCGCAATTGCAGCGTTGGAAGCACAGAAAGCGCAGGTATTGAAAGACAAATTGAATTATGACTTTTCCGGTAACGTTATCAAGGTTAAAAAGGAAATGGCAACCGAAATTTTGGGCGACATTGACCCAATTATGAGAGCCAATTGTTACCCACGTATGCCGCATATCGTTTGCAACGCCGGAATCGAAAGTTTGGTTCGCAAGTTGGCGCAGCATGGAGCGACAAACGACGTAAACAAACAATTGGAATACGCCGGAAAGAAATTCCATTACACCAATAACGTAACTAACGAAAGCGGACAGAACGGAACATTCTTTGCCGTTGAGGATGGAAATATTGGCGTGTTAACCCGTGTTGACCGTGAAGCATTGCGCCGTACACGTGCCAATTTCCATGAATGGGACGTTGTACGTTTGCCGATGATTGATTTGCCCGTTGGTTCACATTACTATACTTCGGTTGGCGACCAAAGCGGAACCGTTGGAGCAGCAACAGAGGATTTGACTTGCGCCGTTAAGGAGTATTTCGGATTTAGCGTTGACGTTGCTTTTTTGGTGGCTTATAATAGCGACCCAAGTACAATTGCAAATCCAATTATCAAAGCACAGATTGCAGCACGTGACCAAAATGAACCTTTGGGTATGCCTGTATATGTTACCAACGCCGCAGCATTTCCCGCCGGAGGTGCGAGCGCATAACGCCGGAGCATAACGAATTATTTAACCGAGGGGACGGGGTGGTTATCCCCGCCCCCTTATTTATTGCAATCTTAATTCCTAATATGGGAAATAAATGGGCGTTTTTATGATAAGAATAAATGAAATATGCGAAGCGTTAAAAAATGTGTGCGGGTGGGAGCAATCATACGACCCGGCAAAGGCGATAGACGACAATTTAACGCAGACGGAAAGTGGGTTGTATTTTCAAGGTGCGCACCCGCTTTTGACGTTAGATAATATGCAGGCAATAATGCCGGACGATTGGGGGCTACAATATCCGGAATGGAATTTGATTTTGCCGTATAAAGCCGGGCAAAAAGTAAAGCATAACAATATATTTTGGATTGCTAAAATAGATAATACCGGGCAGGAACCGACGGAGAGCGATTTTAACGGAGATTTTAGCCGGGACGATTACGGAAACCCGTATTGGCGACCATACAACATTTTTTCTGACTTTTTGGAAAGACTGACATTAAACGGAATTGCAACCGTTGTTCAGACTTTTACACAGATTAAGCAGTTGGAAAAGGAAACCCGCAATTTATTGGAAAGAAAAACGTTTTTTGATGGTTCCGGCAGAATCCGGGCTACAATTCAAAATACCCATAAATTAGTAGGATTTGAAATTGTTCCGGTTCGTAGTATGGGGGTAACAACCAAAATTGAGAAAATCGGGCTACAAATGACCGGAGCGACCGGAAAGGTAAGAATGTATTTATTTCATTCGTCGCAGATTGACCCGGTAAAAACATTCGATTTGGATTTTACCGTTACAAATGGCGGCTTTCAATGGTTCCCGTTGACCGATTGTTATTTGCCGTATATCAGCGACGCAAACAACGCCGGGGGTTCATGGTTTCTTTGCTATAATCAAGACGAATTACCCGCCGGGATGGAAGCAATAAACGTATCTAAGGATTGGAGCCGGGAGCCGTGCGGAACGTGCAACATTGGTTCCGTCGAAACATGGCGAGAAATGACAAAGTATTTGCAGGTTTCCCCGTTTAAGGTTGACGCCCCGGAAACATTCGAGCAATACCCGGAATTATGGGACGTGGCTTATACTATGTACACAAATACCCACAATTACGGGCTAAATTGCGAAATAACGGTTGGTTGCGATTTGACCGACTTTATTATTTCGCAACGGCAGATGTTCCAAACCGTTATTCAAAGGCAGGTTGCGGCAATAGGTTTGCGAACGTTAGCAATGAATCCCAACGTTAGGGTTAACCGCAATCAGTCAAATGCAAGCCGCACCGATATTCTGTATGAGTTGGACGGCAATACGTCCGGGGTTCGTCCCGGCGGGTTGGGTTATGACCTTAAAAAAGCGTATGAGGCTTTGCGGTTAGATACGCAAGGATTAGACCGCATTTGTTTGAGTTGTAACAATCATGGCGTTAGGTACAGAACTGTTTAATATATAATTTCAAATGAAAGTTGTATATAATTTCAAAGAATAATTGTAAATGGGAAAAATTGACGACTTATTAAAACGGGTCGTTAAGTTCAACGATGAATTAACGTCCGGGCGGTTAGTGCAAAAAATAATATGGGACAACGAGGCGTATATAATAGATATGAACGCCGAGGAACAATTGTTTGAACAAGGCGTTAACCGTTTGGGCGTTTCAATCATGGATTACGCCCCGTATAGCCCGGTAACAATTGCAATCAAAGAGGCAAAGGGACAGCCTACAAACCGGGTAACGTTAAGGGATGAGGGCGATTTTCAAAGTAGCTTTTATTTGGAAGTTGGCGACAAACAATTTGAAATTAAGGCGGCGGATTGGAAAACCGAGGAATTAATAAAAAAGTATGGACGCCAAATTTTAGGTTTAACGGACGAAAATATTAAAATCCTTATATGGCATTATATTTTCCCGGATTTAATAACAGAGGCAAAAAAAACGATATATGGCAGCGAATAACAAAGCCCCGGTAATTGCGAACCCGGAATTATTAGACAGAATCATTGGAAATATACAAACCGGATTGGTTGATAATTTACCGTGGTTGGACAAAGCATTTGGACGGGCTGAAAGACTTGTTAAATATGACGGGAACCGGAAACGTTATTTTACCCCGTGCGTTTATGTAGGGCGAAACGATTATATAGAAGTAACCCCGGATGCAAATATTGGGAATTTTTCGTTTTTTTGGATTGACGACCCGCAGGACGTTAGTTGGGAATCCGGCGTTTCAATAGGGCTAAAAACCTCGTTTTCCCTTATCTTTTGGTTTGATTTCCGGAAGATATTCAACGATGCGAGCGACCGGAACAAAGAAGCAGTTAAGCGGCAAATATTGGACGTGTTGAACGGAGGCTTTTGGCTGAAACATGGGCGTTTGAAAATAACAAAGGTTTATGAGTTGGCGGAAAATATTTACCGGGGTTTTTCTTTGGACGAAATAGACAACCAATTTTTAATGCACCCGTACGGCGGGTTCCGGTTCTATGGAGAATTAAGTATTGGAGAATCATGTAAATTGTAAGATTATGAAAGAATTTATTTTTTACGTTATATTGGTCGCAATGTTGGCGGCTTTTGTGCTTACATTATTGCGCAAATGGGGCGTTATTGAATGGGTACAAGTTCACGGGAACGATTTCTTTTCAAAGATGTTTAATTGCGATTTCTGTTTGTCGTGGTGGACGTGCGTTTTGATTTGTTTCTTTGCGTTGATATTTACCGGGAACCTCTCATTTTTGGGCGTTCCCTTTTGTAGTACAATGATAACACGTGTTTTGCTATGAATGAAGAATATGTAAAAATTAAGGATTACCCATATTATATTAGCAATATGGGTATATCACACCAAAATATATGTAAATGCTTAAAAGGGGAAAGGAAAACCGCAAAAGGATATAGTTTTAGGAGGGCATAATATGAAAGAATGTATTATAAATAAACATAATGTTGTATTGTATGATAGTATAGACGAATTGCCGATGTTGCGTTTCCACAAGTATAACAAAATGCTTTTGGTTGACGCCGGGGTTGGTTCTGATTTATCGGATTTTGACCGACATATTGAAAAGGTAATACGTTATTTGAACAGCCCAACGCCAAACATGGCAACCGTTGAGTTGGAAAATATGCGCCAAAACATATATTTCATTCAATCCGAGGTTTCCCCCCGGCATTTGGCTTTTGCCGTGTTGGTTAAATCAATAAATGGTAAACCCCGAAATGATTTGTCAGATGATGGATTGCAACAAACAATGAGTCTTTTTAAAGACGTTGCAAATTCAGAGATAACCGCCCATTTGGAAGCGGTTAAAAAAAAAATAGACGATGAATTGCGTTTGTATTTTCCCCGGTTGTTCGATGATGCGACATTGAAAGAGTATTACGATAAATTGAAACAAAGAACGATTGTTGTATTACGCACAATAATAGACGGTCGGGCAACCGAGGCGGACGCAAAAGAGATTGACGACATTACGGCGGAGTTGATAACCTATTTCAACCCGCAGACGTTTACCGGGTCGGAAAGCGTGGAAATTAGGCATGACAGACAATTTGAAAATATGTGTTTGATATTGTCCCAAAATTTGCATGTTGACCCAAAGAAATTTACCGTTTTGGAATATTACAACGCATTTGAGTATATCAAGGAACAAGCCAAAAAAGCAAACAAGCAAAAAAGGTAAAATAAGGCGATTCCCGGCGTTTTTATTTTTAGGCGATAAATTACACACTTGAGAAAAGAAAATGCAACAGACGGGGGAATTTCCCGTAAATAACTTAACAATCGGCGTATGGCAGATAATAACAACCCAATCAAATATTCGGATTTAATAAGCCCGGATAATTCGATTACAGATTTGATAAAACAATTGGATGAACTTTCGGACACATATACAAATGCGCTGAAAAATATCAAAGCCGAAGCAATACAATTGGCGGAGATTCTGAAAAAGGTTTCCGGCGCAACGGAGGACGGGCGAAAGACAACCAAAAAAGCCGCAGACGATGCGGAACGTTTGGCACGTGCGCAACGTGATTTGGCGTTTGCAGAAAGCGAGAACGCCAAAAAGTTAGCCGAGTTAAAATTGGCACAGCAGGAAGCGAACCAAATTAATAAACTGATTGTGAAAATAAATCAATCCGCCGAGGGTAGTTATAACCGTTTATCGGCGCAATATTCATTGAATAAGATTTATTTAAACAACATGACTAAAGCCGAACGGGAAAACACCGAGGAGGGGCGAAAATTGGTTGCACAAACCAAAGAAATATACGAAGAAATGAAACGTTTGCAGGAAGCAACCGGGAAATTTCAATTGAACGTCGGAAATTATACGGAGGCGTCCGACGCAATTATTGCGTATGGCGACAAATTAAAAGAAACGTTAGGTTTAAATAGCGCATTTGGCGAAAGTCTTTTGGCGTTAGGACGTGGCGGGGCTGAAAGTAAAGCCGTTTTTACAGCTATTGGCGACGGGGCAAAAGCATTGGGAAAAACTTTGTTGGGATTACTTTCAAACCCGGTTTTTTTGGCGATTGCCGGAATTACGGCGGCGGGTGCGGCGTTTAAATGGTGGTACGATTATAACGCCGGGTTAGTTGAGGCAACGAGATTGACGCAACAATTTACCGGGAAAAGTGGCGATGATTTGAAAGCGTTTAGAAATGAGGTGCAAGCCGTCGCCGATTCATTCAACGCAGATTTCCGGGAAACATTGATTGCAACAAACGCATTATCAAAACAATTTGGTATTTCTGCAAATGAGGCATTGCAATTGGTTAAGGATGGGTTTTTAGCCGGAGGCGATGCGAACGGGGAATTTTTAGACACGTTGAAAGAATACCCGGCATATTTCAAAGAGGCGGGAATATCAGCAGACCAATTTGTTGCAATTGTTACCCAAACAAACAAAATGGGTATCTTTTCAGACAAAGGCGTTGACGCAATTAAGGAGGCAAATTTGCGTTTGCGTGAAATGACGACGGCGACGGCGGCGGCTTTGGACGGTATCGGTATTTCGTCGGAACAAGTTCAAAAAGATTTGCAGACCGGAACCAAAACAACGTTCGATGTTATACAAGACGTTTCCGCAAAATTGGCAGAATTGCCGGATAATGCGGCAACGGTCGGGGCTGCAATTGCAGATATATTCGGGGGGCCCGGAGAGGACGCCGGATTGCAGTATTTGCGCACGTTGAAAGATATTTCAACAAACATGGATGAAGTAAAAGGGAAAGCCGGAGTTTTGGCGCAATTGCAGGAGGAACAATTGCAAAGCCAAATTGAGTTGCAAAACGCATTATCCGGGTTGTTTGACGCAACCGGAGGGAATTTTGAAACGTTGACAACGCAGGCAAAAGTTTTTGTTAACCAAGGATTGACGGCGATAATAAAAGGGGTTATTGATGTTGTCAATTACTTTATTGAGTTGTACAATGAAAGTGTTTTGATACGTGCCATTTGGAACGGTATAGTTGCCGGATTTAAAACCACATTTGACACGTTGGGAAATTTGTTTGGATTCTTTATTGATATTGTCAAAGCAACCGGAACCGCATTAAAGGGAGCGTTTACGTTGGATTTTGACGACGTTAAAAAAGGGTTGTCAGATTATGCAGCCGCATACGGAAATTTGGTAAAAGCACAAGTAAAGGACATTACCCAAAATTTCAAAGAGGGGTTGGATGATATGCAAAAGAAAATAAAGCCGATAACAATCCCCGTTTCCGTAGGAGATACGCCAAAAGAACCGACCGGGAACAAACCCGTAACAACACAGGACCCAACCGTAACGCCGAGGGGTAAAAGCGATGCGGAAAAGGCAGCAGAACAGCAAGCAAAACAAATTGAGGCGGCATATAAAAAGAATTTGGAAGCAACCCGAAAATTGCAGGATGCACAATTGCAGTTGGAAACCGACGAATGGGCAAAGCGTCGCCAACAAACGCAATATCAGTATTCCCGCCAAATTGAGGATTTACAACACCAATTGCAGACCGAAAAGGATTTGAACGAAACCGGACGCCAAGCGATAAACGCCACAATTACGGCGTTGGAACAGCAACAAACCGAGGCATTATTGAAAATCGAACAAGACCGACAATTGCAGGAATTGGCGTTGCAGAAAGAAAGCATTGAATTACGTTTGCAAGCAGTCAAAAAGGGAAGCGAGCAGGAAAGACAATTGCGGATGCAGTTGTTGGAAAACGAAAGACAAACCGCATTATTACAGAACCAACAGAAACCGACCGGGCAACAGCAAGACGCCGGGGCGATTAATGCAAGTTTTGACGCAAAGGGAGCCGGAATTGCGGACGAATATTTGCAAGCGCAATTACAGATATTCGACCAACAACAAGCGTTGGCACAATCGGAGTTTGATTTGTTGAGAAATTCAGAAGCCCGGAAAACTCAATTCCGTTTGCAAGCAGAAAAGGAACGTTTGCAAAAGGTTTTAGAATTAAATCAGCAAGCCGCCAATAAATTGTCTGATGTTGAGGTACAAACAATTCAAAACACTATTAAAAAAATAGACCAAGAAATTGAGCAATCCAAAGGGGAGGAACGAGGAACAGACATTTACGGTTTGTTTGGGCTTAATTTGGACGACGACCAAAAAGAGGCAATTAATACGTCTATGCAATACGCATTGGATGCGTTAAATACATTCACGGCGGCACGTGTTGCCGCAGCAGATGCAGCCGTTGAGCAAGCGGATAAAGAGGTTTCCGCCGCACAATCGGCGTTGGATGCAGAATTGGAAGCAAGGGCAAACGGGTACGCCAATAATGTTGTACAAGCGCAAAAGGAGTTGGATTTGGCAAAGAAAAACCAAGAAAAAGCGTTGAAAGAACAACAGAAAGCGCAAAAACAGCAGGCAGCAATACAAACATTGCAGCAAATCGGAAACATGGTAACTGCAACGGCGTTGATATGGTCGCAATTAGGTTTCCCGTTTGCAATACCTGCAATTGCCGTAATGTGGGCGAGTTTTGCAGCGTCTAAAATCAAGGCGGCGCAATTGGCAAAACAGACCGGAGGAACCGGAGGAACGGAAACATACGGCGACGGTACCGTTGAACTTTTGGAGGGCGGTTCGCACCAAAGCGGAAATGATATTGATTTAGGAACGAAACCGGACGGAACCCGCCGACGTGCCGAGGGAGGCGAATTTTTCGCCGTGATAAATAAACGAAGTTCACGCCGTTTCAGAAAGATAATACCGGACGTTATCAATTCGCTAAACAATGGTACGTTTGCACATAAGTATTTAAAATCCTATTCAGACGGCGACGGTTTGACGTTAAACGTTACCGGACAAAGCCCGGATTTACGCAATTTGTCGGATGATGTAAGGGAAATTAAGGAACAGAACCGACGACGGGTTTACGTGGATGGCGACGGAAATACGATTGAAAGTTACAAGAATTTGAAACGTAAAATAAAAAGACTATGACACCAAAATATAGATTCTTTTTGCAGATAGGGGAGGACGGAACCAAACAAACCGTCCGCCCCAATTATAAGGATGATTTAACGTTGGATTATGAGTTGGAAACAAATCAAAGGTTTTACCGGGCTAAATTGTCCGGTAAAATAAACTTTGTCCGTGCTGATTACGATATTATCAATAACGCCCCGTTTGATTCTGAATTTTTCCTATATATCGAAAAAAGCGATGATTGGGGACAAACATACAATCAATACTATAAAGCAAAGTTTATGAAAACGGATTGTACGTTTAATGATGATGATAAATTGGTTACGGTACAGCCGGAAACAATAGACCAATACAACGACGTTTTGGCAGGATTGGAAAAGGAATACAATTTAATTGAGTTGGCCCCACAAATCGAATTTCTTACAATAAGAAAACGCCCATTGATACAAATATACGTTCCCGGAGATAGTATTGTTTCGTGCTTTTTGGGCGGCACGAATTGGGAACAAGACGCAAACGCCACGACTGACCAAAACGCATTAATACAAACCTATCATTTTGCACTATGTAATATTTTGAAAGAAATACAAATTACGTCGCAAGGTTCCCCGGCGGTAATATCCGGGCTTTATAGTGGGCGGATGTCGACGGGTGTAAGTTCTGATGAATTTATGGGAGATTTATACCCGGAATTAAATGTAAATTATTATATCCATATTGCACAAAAACGAGTTGCGGGTGGGCTACCTATTGGGCTAGCAGGTGTTGAGATACGCCGCCGTTCTGATGATGTGGCAATGTTTCGTTATACAAAGGCTACAACGTCGCCTTTTGATACATTGGAGTTTGATTTAACCGCTGTTGAGGGTTCCGGCGCAACGGGTACAATACACGCCGATATGAAAAGTTATAATATATACGCCCGGTATTTGTGCGACGTGGAGAAAATCGGCGACCTTAATACATATCCATTGCCCGCCGATGATATAGTTGATAATAACCGTAATTATAGGCGTTCGATTGGTTACGCAATCGACGTGGCGTTTATTTCAAACAACTTTTCAGACACCCCGACCGAGTGGGGATTAGCGGATAACGGAAAGTATTTTGCGCCGCCCTATTCCATTTACGGACAAACGTTTTATCCAATTGCCCGGTCAACGTGGCGTTATGCGTCGTTATGGTTTGGGTTTTATTTGTTTGATTGGATATTAGAAGTAAAAGCAAGAAAGGCATATACATTGCGTGATGCGTTTACATTGTCGTCATGTATCAATGTGCTATTAAAAGAATTTGCGCCCGGAATAACGCATGAAGCGACGCCGGAATACAGCCAATTTCTTTATAACACAAACAATCCTATTTCCGGGCGGTCATTTAAGTTGCTAATAAGTCAGAAAAGTAATATCATTAATGGCGAATATAAAACCCCGGCGCAAAAAGCCCTGATTACATTACAACAGATTATGACGATGTTACGGGATATTTACAAATGTTATTGGTATATTGAGGACGGAAAATTTAAAATTGAACAGGTAAGTTGGTTTAGAAATGGCGGTTCGTATGGATATAACCCGATTATTGATTATGATTTAACACAATTAGAAAACGTTAGGAACGGCAAAAAATTAGCTTTTGCAACGTCTGAATATTCATTTGACAAAGTAGAAATGCCGGAACGTTATCAATTTGAGTGGATGGATGATGTAACAACACCATTTGAGGGTTTACCAATAGAAATTACGTCCAAATATGTAACAGCCGGGAAAATTGAAGAAATTAACATATCAAATTTTACGTCTGACATAGATTTGATGTTGTTAAACCCCGGTGCAATTAGTTCCGATGGATTCGCATTGTTTGCAGCAGTTACGCCGTCCGGCGGCGGACAATTGGAATTGCCTTTCACAAGACAAACCGTTAATGGCGTAGAATATTTTTTGCAAAATGGATATTTAGCGTTTATCAATATACAACCGACATATTGGGTTTATGATATGCCCGCACGGAATTTCAAAATAAATAATTCCCCATATTATGCTATGGGAGGATTGGAACGTAAAAAGAAACAAACATTGAATTTCCCGGCAGGAACCACAGACCCAAACCCGATGCAGTTAGTTAAAACATATGTTGGTAACGGTCAAGTTGATAAACTTTCAGTAAATTTGTGTAGTCGAAACATTAAAGCAACGTTGAAATATGATACAGAATAACAATATAAGCGTTTTACCGTGGTACACGTCAATAAATGAACAGAACCACCGTAAAAGTTACGCATACGGGCAAATATACCCATTGTTCGCACCGGCTGATAGATTATTGCCGTTTCAGATAATAAGAAATACCCGTTCAAATTCTGTTACGTCTGTTATTCTATATGATAAAACCGGAAAACAAATTGCAAATATAACAACATACATGAGGGAAACCGGATTGCGAGTTGTCCGGTTTCAGTCGTTGGGATATGATGTAATATTATACCCGGCAATATTACCCATGCCGTTAAATCAGTTTGACGGAATTTATTATTTGCGGTTATCTGATGGCGTACAAACGTGGTATTCAGAAATGTTTACCGTCGTACAAGATGTTTCCGGTTACTTAAAAATACAATGGTGGGATATTGAAAATTTGGTATTTGACGCCGGGCAAATAGTATATAAAAACCCGGATTTCAAAAATACGTTGTACCTTTGTACAGAGTTGGGAAAACCGGATTATGAATTTGAAGAGGACGGCGAAGAACGGGACGGGTATTTTTTCCCGGAAAAACAAATATCAGTCAAAACGTTTAAATGTACGATTTTGGCACCTGAGTTTCTTTGCGACGTAATGAGATTTATCCGCATGGCTGATTACATTCACATAACAGATAAATACGGCAGGGAATACGATTGCGACACGTTTCTAATTACCCCAAAATGGCAAACGCAGGGAGATTTGGCAAGCGTAGAAATTGAGTTCAAAACAAATACCGTCGTCAAGAAAATAGGACGTGGCTATATGATAGCAAACAAAGGAGATTTTAACGGCGATTTCAATAATGATTTCAACAACGATTAAATTATTAAATTATGGGAAATTATGAAGAATTAAAACAAGCGGTTTCCGATGTTATAAAAACAAATGGGAACCAAGAAATTACCGGAGCAATATTGCAAAATGCTTTATTGACTATTATTTCAACAATTGGAAATAATGCAACATTTGCAGGAATTGCAACGCCGGAAACAAATCCGGGTACACCCGACCAAAATGTTTTTTATATTGCGTCTAGTGATGGAATATATTCTAATTTTAATGGAATTACATTAAAAGGGGAAATTGTTATATTATCAAATAAAAATGGTAATTGGGATAAATATAATTCGGGCATTATTACAATGGAAAAAGCTATTAACATAGAAGTAAGACAAATAGTAAAAGAATTATATTGTGATAAAACAATTCCTAATATAACTAAAGTTGAATATTTAAGATTGTTCAACGGTCCTCAATATAAACAAATATTTCTAAAGAATGCAGAAGGAAATGATATTGATGCTATTTCGTTAACACTAGATGGGACAATACCTAGAGGTTTGTATAAAGGTTCAAATTCTAAAATTATATATTATATAGATAATTGGGATTTGTTAGCAGATGGAGAAACATTAGTTAAATATAATTTAGGAGAAACCAATTTTGATATTGAAGCAAATCCGAATATTAAAAATACTTTATCAAAATCTAATTACGCAACTAACAATGATACAATTAATACAATAATTCCAGAAATATATTTGTATGAAAAAAAAGAAGTAAATAAAATATTGTTGAAAGTTTTAGACAATAAGGAAACTATACAAGTATTTTTATATTATAATGATGATTTAATAGGTAGTGTTGGATATTACAATTCGGAAATACCTCCTAAAGTAATTAAAATATCCGATAGTAGTAATAATGAAGTAGGGAAAATTGCATTAAATTATAATGGATTGAAAAATTATGTAGACGGTACGTATACATTTAATGTTGTTTTTGATGATGATTTTGCAAGTAATATACTTAATTTCCCTATTATATCATCATTGTATCCTGGCTTAAATCCCGAAATAAAGCCGCTTTTAATTGAAAATCCGGCTTTATATACTGAGGTTTCATCTGACCCAATTATAAATGCCGTTATACCCGAAATGATATTATCTGATAATATAGATTATAATTTGGTGAAAAGAATAAGAATGGTAAACGGTTCTCAGTTTAAACAAATATTCCTACAAAATGAAGATGGAAGTATTAATTATGATGCAAAAAGTATTGTAACAGATGGTAGTATACCCAAAGGAGTATATTCTGGTGAAAATTTAGGGGTAATATATCTAATAAATGATTGGGATAAATTACCCGAAGATGTATCTATTTATAATGTTGCATTGTCAAAAAAAGTAACTAGCATAAACTATAATTCAAATCTAAAGGAACTTTTATATTATGAAAACGTTCCGTCTGATTCTTATATTATAAATAGTATATTAAAAGAAATATACTTAAATAATGTTTGTTCTTATGATGATGTTGAGGGGATAAGATTAGTTCGTAACGATGAAATGTTTTGGCAAATATTCTTTATTAAAAATATTGTAAGCGATGCTAAATATGATGTTATAGCGGCAGCCTCAATATATAACGGCGATAAACTTTCCGATGGCGTTTATGATGTGCAAGGAATAAAGGTGTATGTAGATGGTAATATGTTTTCTAACTTTTTTCCTCAAGGGAAAATTGCAATAATTAGATGTTCTTTAAATGAGAAAACAAATAATAAGTATAATTGGTGTAAAATAAGTAATTATGAATACGGAGAAAAGAAAGAAGTTCTTTGGTTAGGAACGTCTATTCCAGCAGGTTCACCGTGGGGAAATGGATATCCTAAACTAATAAGTAATAGTTTAAATATAAAAATAAACAATAATGCAATCGGCGCATCATTTATTACATATTCAGCAGAAAAACCATCATCTTCTGACGAATCAGAGGTATATAAATGTTTTTCATTAACACAAACAAAAGAAGAAAAAGAAGAGTTGTTTGGAGATGTAATTGTTAATTGGTCGGAAGAATATAAATATCAAGCGTTAAACTTTGGTTATGATAATCTTATAATACCATATTTAAATGGGACTAAAGGGAATTGCGATATTGTTATATTTGACCATGGATGGAATGACATTAATAGAAGTTTGCGTGCAATGTATGAAAAAATAAATGATGGAACTATTAATGATGAATATATGCAATCAAGAGATAGAAACACATTTATTGGTGCATTTAATTTTCTTTATGATAAAATGCTAGAAGCAAATCCAAAAGTAAGAATTATTATAGCAGGTTATCACGAAAATGAATCTAATAATTACGTTGGTCCTGAAAATAATAAAAAAGCTATTGGATATTATGGTAAAGAAGTTTGTGCCGTACAAGAATATATTGCTAACTATTATGGATTGCCATTAATAAGAATGTGGGAAAAAACAAATTTTACATTTAAACAAATAGTACCCAATACATCTAATTATTTACAAGATATGGGCTATACAAGAGAGGCTTTTGTAAAGGATAGTAATGGGAATATATCTTTATTTGATTATTATCATCCCGACGGAATACATCCTTATTCTAGTGAAAAAGTTAGAGGAGCTATGGGAGAAACATATTTAACTAATATATACATACAAGAATTACAAGGCTTTTTCCAACCATAATAAAATAATAATTATGGATAAAATTTTTAATTGGGAACAATGGCGTATTATCGCCATTACCACGGTTAGCCCGTTATTTGGGTATTTAACCCCAACAAAAGGTTTTATTTATGCGTTGGTAGTAATGTTTGCGTTCAATATTTGGGCGGGAATGAGGGCGGACGGTGTGGCGATTGTGCGATGCAAAAACTTTTCGTTCCGTAAGTTTAAAAACGCATTGTGCGAATTTCTGTTGTATCTGTTTATCGTGGAGGCGATTTTTGTAATAATGAAAAATTGCGGCGATGAAAATGCGGCGGTTATCGTGGTAAAATCACTAACATACGTGTTTATGTATGTGTATTTGCAAAATGCGTTCCGCAATCTGATTATTGCGTACCCCCGTAATTTGGCATTACGTATTATTTACCATGTTATCCGTTTGGAGTTTACAAGGGCTTTGCCGTCGCATTTGCAACCGATAATTGACAGATTGGAAAAAGAATTTGGGGACGACCCCGACAAAAACAATAAAAAGAAAGGAGAAAACGAAAATGAGTAAAGTAATTATTCTTGATGGAGGTCACGGCGTGGATTGTGCCGGGAAACGTTCCCCCATTTGGGGGGACGGTTCCCAATTGTTTGAATGGGAGTTTAACCGTGACATTGTACGCCGTATTGCGGCGATGTTAAAAGCCGATGGCGTAAAGTTTGAAATTTTGGTACCGGAGGACAACGACGTATCATTACCGGAACGTTGCCGACGTGCAAACGTTATCCATGCAGATTGCGGCAATAATGCCGTTTTGTTTAGCGTTCATGGGAACGCCGGAGGCGGCACCGGGTGGGAATGTTACACAAGCGTAGGACAAACGAAAGCGGATGCAATCGCAACCGTTCTTTGCGAAGAAGCGGAAAAGGAGTTTGCCCCGGACGGTTGGAAAATGCGTTTCGATTATATAGACGGCGACCCGGACAAAGAAAGCCAATTTTATATACTGAAACATACGGTTTGCCCGGCGGTATTATCCGAAAACTTTTTCATGGACACGGAGAAAGATTGCCGTTTTATGATGTCGGACGCAGGGCGTGAGCGTATCGCCAAAGTACATTACAATACAATAAAACGTATCTTATGAAAAAATATCTAATAATAGCGGCAATTGCTTTGGCGGTTGCCGCCGTTGTCACTATATGGGTGCAACGTTCCCGGATTAATCAGTTAACCGGGGAAAGGGACAAATACAGAACCAACACGGAAACGTTATTGCAGGACGTTTCCCGGTACCAAACAAAAGATAGTTTGAACGCCGCAAAAGTTGGGGTTTTGGAACTGAAATTGTCAGAGTTTGAAAAATACCGGGCGAGCGATGCGGAGTTGATAAAGACGTTGCAGACAAAGAACCGGGAGTTGGAACGGGTTACAACAACCCAAATGGAAACAATCAACGAATTGCGGGCAACCGTCCGGGATAGTGTTGTATATTTGCCCGGCGATACGGTTACGACTGTATTACGTTGTATTGAGTATTCCGACAAATGGGTTGATTTTGACGGATGTATTAAAAATAATACGTTTTCGGGCAAAATTATAACACGGGATAGCCTTTTAATAACGGAAACTGTGCAATATAAGCGTTGGTTAGGTTTTTTATGGAAAACAAAACGGATAAAAAACCGTGAATTTGATATTGTTTCAAAAAATCCACATACAAAAATTACCGGGTTTGAGGTTATAACAATCGAAAAATAACTATCTTTGTATCGAATTACATTTGACCATATAAATAAAGATTGTTTTCAATGATTAGCCGGGTTACCCCCGGCTTTTTTCGTTTTGCCCATTTTTAGCCCCGTGGCGGGCTTTTCTTTCCCGGATGGATAAATTACACGTTTCGCCCGAAAAAGTGGCTTAAATCGAAAATTCGCTCAAAATAACTATCTTTTGAACCAAAAACAGAAATTTTTATAAAATCAACATAAAATAAAAAGAAATTCTTTTGGTAATTAAAACAAAGGTTGTATATTTGCATTGTCAAACAACGAAAGACCCCACAGTCTAACCAAAATGCAAAAAGACTGTTGAAAGATTAAGTTCGTAAGAGTAGAAAGTAAGCAACGGTATCTACAAAGGGTTAAATGATGGTTCGGTAACCGATTAAATGAAGCTATAAAGCCAAAATCTTTCAAAGTATGACAAACACCGACCGGGCGGGTTCCCAGGGAAAATAAAATGAGAACATTATGAGAACAAAATTTGTTGAGACCGAAAGCAGATACCAAGCAAAGAAACAATGTCCATGGGCGGAAAAGGTTACAAAGGTATGCGGGGGATATATGTGCTTTTAATCTTATTATGATTATCAAATTTGGAAAAATCAAAATTAACAAACAGCCGGGGAGCAATCCCCGGCTTAATACTTAAAAGCCATGCGATACGCACTAAGAAAGCAGGATAAAATAAAAGCAGTATTGGGCAATGAATATTTGGAAAACAATATTCTGCAAAGCCTAAATAAATACTTTGAAAACAGCGACAACGACCGGATATATTCAGACATTGAACCGGACGGGTACGTTACGGATTACGGCAACAAATACCCATTGTTGAGGATAAACGACGTTGCAAACAGCGACGCAATGTTAGAATTTGCCGTTATGGGGCAAATGTACGATGTATTGAATTTGTCTTATGTTGGTAGAATGAAAGGTTGATTTATGATTAAAAGTAATGAGGAATACCAAGCAATATTACAACAATATGGTACAAATTGGAGGGGCAAAATACCATTGTGTGCAACGTGCGCATATATTGGCGGATATTGCCTAAAACATTTGAGATATTACCGTTGTAAAGACTATATAAAAGACAAAGAAATTGAAGAATGGGAAAGATTAAACGTAAATGCGACAACTGCGGAAAAGAATACACAGCAGACACACGAAATTTAAAACGTGGTTGGGGGTTATGTTGCTGCAAAAGTTGCGCCGCCGAAAAGAGAGAAAAAAGCAAACCCGGATATAACCCAAAACGGGTTGCAATAAATAACGTCCGGCGTCAATGTTGGACGGATTACCGAGAAACGGAGCGTTACCCGTTTAGTTATGATGGGGCGGATTTCGACCAATGGGGCGATTGCGATTTTGGAATACATGAATAAAAATATTGACGTGATGGAAAGCATAATAATAAAAGAAATTGAAATGATGTTGGAACTACCTTTGCACGAAAGACAAAAAGCGTATTTCCAAGACTTATTAAACGCCGCAAAGCCCGTTAAAATAGTTCCGGCGGCTGATGTATTAGAGGATTACGAATTGGATTACATACGGCACGTAATTAAGCCAAAGCCGAAAGAATGTTATCGAAATTCCCATTTACTTTGCGAGGCGTTCCCGGAACGGATTCTTTATTGTGAGGGAAAAACAAACGTCCCAATACCGATTGACCATGCGTTTAACAAGGTCGGCGACGCATATATTGACATAACATTTGAATTTGCGTTGTATGAAAACCCGTCAATATATGAGTACGTAACATTTGGCGAGTACGACGCAAAGACCATACGAAAAGCAGTATTGGAAACCGGATATTACGGCGAAATTTACAAATGGTTGTATTATCAGAGTAAGAAATAAAAAGCCCCCCGGCGTCATAAATCAATATACACCGGGGGAATTTTACGCAGTAACCGAGAGCGATATTTGGTTGATGCGGTATTGCAAAGGTAGATTAAAAATCCGATTATCCAACGCACCTCGCAAAAATGATTTTAGAAACAAAGATATATTTTTGGAAAATAGATAAATAAAATACTATTGCATTTGCAAAACCAAAAATAATATTTATATTTGCAGAATAAAATTAGTAGTATGGAAATTTGGAAAGAAATAAAAGACTATGAGGGGTTATATGAAGTAAGCAATTACGGGCGTATAAAGTCATTAGATAGCAATATAATTTTGACGCCTTGTAAACCCGCAACGTCCGGTTTATGTGTTACTTTATCAAAAAACAGAGTAAATACGAAGTTTCAAGTTAGCCGATTAGTCGCGGCGGCTTTCATCCCGAACCCGGAAAACAAACCATACGTTGACCATATCGACGGGGTTAAGTATCATAATTTTGCAGACAATTTACGTTGGTGTACGCAAAAGGAAAATATGAACTATAAACCCGCAAGGCGAAATAAAATTAAATATAATTGCCAAATAGTCGGATATGGAGCGGACGGGAAAGAATGTGTTCGTTTTGACAATTATATAGATGCGGAAAAGCGGGGTATGTACAGACATTTGATAAAAAAGAGTGTCGATACCGGGAAACCATATAAGGGAATTTTGTATAAAGAAGAAAAATAAAACCTACCGGGGGGAATACCCGGCAAAGATATGAGAGTAAAAGAAAGCAAAGAATTAAACGAGTTGGCGACCCTTTCCGGGAAACCCGCCAAACAGGTATCCGACATTATCGTTTCGGAATTACTCAATAAAAAAATAATTGAGGAAACGCCGGACAATTGGGGTTGCCCAATTTCCGATTGTTACGAACGGGATATTACCGTTGTTGAGATTGCCGGGGTTATACGTGCAATTGGTATCAACGTTGTAAAATCGGTACATTTGGACGCATTATTGGAATGTGTGTTGATTGGCGACGGGGATTGCCCGGAGTGTGGCGGCGAAATGGAGGTTACGGACGGCGAATATAAGCAAACAGGCGGGGACGGATATATTACGCCCCCGGAATATACCCCAATTTGGGAGGAAACAACGTGTACGCATTGCGGACACAAAGAGAGTAACGAACCGAGTTATTAACAATAAAAATTAAAGTTATGGCATTGAGATTAAGAGTAAATGAAGCAATCGCCCGTTCCGAGGCGAACGGAAAAAAGGTATTGAAAAAGGATATTGCAGCCCGTTTATTTGAGGGTGCAAGCGAAAGCGCACAGCAGGTAAATATGACAAATCTTTGCAACGGGACAACCAAAAGGATTGTCCCGGAATGGGTAGTAATAATTTGTGAAATGTGCGGTTGTTCCGCCGATTATCTGTTTGGATTGGAGGATTAAGAAATGAAAAGGATAGTTGAAAGAATAGAGAAAATGACCGACGTTGTTTTTTCTGACGAATGGCAAAACAAGTTCTTTACATGGTCGTTCGGCATAATGTGCGCAATTTGCTTTATTGCCGGATTTTGGAATTATGCCCATTTTCTGTTTGCCGGAATGTTTGGGGTTGCAACATATATGACATATAACGAAAAAAAATAATAATATGAGAGCGAAAAAAACAAAGCAGGAAACGCCGAAAGAAAGCGTTGTAAATGCAATTGGTGGGGTAACAAATGCGGTTAAAAAAATGGCTGATGCAATGGGACAATTGCCAGCAGATAAATTCCCAGAAATTAACGAGGAACAACAGATTATCCCCGGAATGGATGCGGTGGAAATAGAACAGCCAGCCGGAGCGTTTGAGATTATCCCCGGAATGAGTGTTGAGGAAATGACAGCAATGTTTTTTGATGGTGCGTTGATTGAACCGCCGTATAAAGTATGGCAGCTAAACAGCAAAGGACACCGATATTATTACAAGTTTGACGACAACGGAACCCCGGAATTTTATCCGTCAGTTACAACGATTTTGTCCCAAACAATGCCACAATCGCCGTTTCTGATAAAATGGATTGCCGACAAAGGTATTGACGAGGCGGAACGATACAAAGCAGAACGGGCGGCGTATGGTACATTTATGCACGCCCAATTTGAAGAACTTATAATTAACCGGGTTTATGATTTGGACGGATTGAAAGCCAAATTGAAAGATTATATTGATAACAACAAATTGCCCGCCGATTTCATTTATTACGCTGATGATTTCAAAAAGGATATATTAGCATTTGCGCAATTTGTTTTGGATTATGACGTTAAACCGTTAGCCGTGGAAATTGCGTTGGTACACCCCGTTCATAATTACGCCGGAATGATTGATTTACCGTGTACGATGTTATCAAAGCCCGGTTCAAAAGAATACATAAACGCAATTGTGGATTTCAAAAGCGGGCGCAAAGGATTTTACGAAGAAGCGGAAATTCAGTTGCATTTATATGCGATGATGTGGAACGAAAATTTCCCGGATATTCCGATTGACCGTGTTTTCAATTTTAGCCCGAAAGATTGGCGAAAGAAACCGACGTACAATTTGAAAGACCAAACAGACAGCCCGAACGCAAAGAAAATCCCGTATCTTTTGGAGTTGGCAGCAATTGAGGACGAAAAACGGGATAATACATTTACGGCGGTTTCCGGGGAAATATCATTGGATAACGAACCGGATTTGACAAACAATATTGTTTCGCTGACGTTGGCGGAACTTGTTAAAAGCAAAGCCCCGGCGGAAAAGAAAAAACCGGAACCGGAAAAAGCCGTTACCGTTGAGGATTTGAAGAAAGACCCGGAACCCGAACCACAGCCGGAACCCGAACCACAACCGGAACCGGAGGAAAAGAAAACCAAGACCGTAAAGAGAACCACACGAAAAACGGCAAAAACGGCGGAAAACAAGCCCGTCAAGGAAAATAAAACCGCAAAACGTACAATTACACCAAAAAAAGAAAAAGTGGCTAAAATCGAAGAAAAACAGCCTAAAAAGCCGGAACCCGTGACAAAGAAAGATTTGTTGAATACTGAAATTGATATTTGATTATGAAAGGACGTATAAACATAAACAGACCAACCACCGGCATACAACGTGTTGTTTTGCCACGTGTGGGGTTTATCAAAGTAGGGTATAAGGAGAAAGCAACCAACGGAAAAGAATATCCAAAAAGTGTTGACTATTTTATTGCTAGTGGAAAGTATGCCGGATTGTTTACCAAAGCATACGGCGAAAAGCCGCAAACTATTCAAATAATTTTCCCGGATGATTGCCCGGAAAAGGTATGTAACGAAATGTACGAATACCGGGACGACGACGGGCGACGCATAGCATACGGCGATGGGGAAACGTTCTTTGTATGGAACGGAAAACAATATGCACAATACAGTACAAAGGATTATCCTAATTTGATGGCAGGGGTTACGGAAAAGCACCCAAACCGGGCTGTTAAGAATGGCGGCGACGGATGGATTGTTACGTTGACCGTAACGTTTATTATTCCTTTGGTTCGTGGGGTTGCCGGGGTTTGGCAGTTCGTAACAAAGGGTACGGCGTCAACAATTCCAAATATCCGAGACACGTTCGACGCCATGTTGCAGGAACGGGGATTTGTTAAGGGTATAGTTTGGGATATGAACGTACAATTTGCCGTCTCTCAAAAGCCCGGCGACCGTTCCCGTTATCCGGTCGTTTCCATTGTTCCGAACGAAAGCGAGGGGAATTTGCGTAAAGTAACTGAAGCATTTAAGCCAATAAAATTGATAGAAGAATGAAGAAAATTATTTTGTTTTTAGTGATATCAGTAATGTGTGTAAGCGTGTATGCCCAAACTGTAGTAGAGGTTGAAACGTTGAAAGTAACAGACCTTGGGAACCAAAAATTGTGCGCTGCAAAGGTGAATGGGTGTATAGACCATTATTACATTATGCTTAAAACTAGTAATATATATCAAAAGTATATTACTGTTTACCTTGGGGATAAGGAGGAAGCTATAAGGTTACTCCGGTTTTTGTATGACTTAAATTCTAAGGGTGGAACCTATATACATCTGGAAAATAGGACTAACAACGTAGTTTCATGGAATAGATTAGGCTATTATACAGTATTCTCTGAGGGGAGGGCATTAAAAGGACATATAAGAAAGCAAAATATTAAGGGCTTTATCGCAGAATTAACCAATAATGTTTGATAATTCAAAAAAAACATCTATTTATGCAGCATAAACAATCGACCGTTACCGATTGAAAGATATTTGCTAATTAGCTACAAAGCCCCTTTTAGATGTGTAACGGCTCTAATTGGGGCTTTTCTTTTTTAATTATGACTTACAATATTTTGATTGACCAAAGATTCGCCGTTGCAAATGAACTGACTATTGTTCAAACAACAACGCTTGCAGCGTGTATGACATTGCCAACGTGGACTAATACAATTACGGTTGATGGCATTGTTTGGTATCAATATTCAGAAACAAAAATGGTAGATGATTTTCCGTTGCTTTTTTCAATCCCTAAAAGAGTTTACAAAAACATTAAAGAACTTGCAGACAGAGGATTTATTGAGTTGAGTTCTTTTGGGAAAACAAAGTATCTAAGATTTACAGAAAAATGTAAAACATGGAACAGAAGCGAAACGGACTTTAATCAGTCCGAAAACGGACTACAAGACTATAATATTAATATACAGCAGTCCGAAAACGGACTAAACAACAGTCCGAAAACGGACTTTAATCAGTCCGAAAACGGACTACAAGACTATAATATTAATAATAATAATATTAA